ATGCAGCACCATGTCATGTCGGCCGAGGGCCGGATGGCAGCGATGCAACAAGAAGCTAATCAGGCGCGTCAAGCAGCAATGCAGGAAGCGCCCACTCAGACAGCTATTGTCAGCGCCGCTAAAAACCCGGAGAAGTGGGAGCAGCTCAAGCAAGATTTTCCGGAGTGGGCAGGAGCGATGGAGGAATTCGTCGCATCAAAAATCGGCAACCAGCAACAAGGTTTGACACCACAACAGGTGGCAGGCTACGTGCAACAGCAGGTCGCACAGACCAGAGCTGAGATGGGACGCCTGATGGAAGAGGCCCGGATAGAAGGTAAGTACGAGAACTGGCGCGATACGGTCAACACGATCGAGTTTGCTCAATGGTTCACCGTGCAGTCACCTGATACCCGAGCACTTGCCGACAGCTCAGCAGCTAGGGACGCAATCAGGATGCTTGACATGTTCAACTCATCCAGATCAGTCTCAGCTACGGATATTAAGCAAGAGCGCGGAGCACGTCTCGCTGCAGCCGCGACAACTCGAACTGGTCAGACACCACCGCCTAAAACACTTGGCGACATGTCACCAACGGAAATGTGGAATTACGAAGCCAAGAAGCGTGAGCGAGAGCTCAAGGAACGCGGCTATTAACTCAATCTTAAAAGGAAATCCAAATGTCTATCCAAAATTACGGCACCGTAGCATCGCGAAACCTTATCCGCGCTGCACAAGGTATGCTTGAACACGCCCAGCCCATCACTGTTTTGGGCGACTTCGGTACTCAACGTGAGATGCCACAGAACTCGACAGACACCTTGGTGTTCCGTCGTACTCTGCCTTTCGGCGCATCTACCGCAGGTACAACAATCGAGAACTCTTCTCGCTACGTTGGTACTCCTGACATCACCGCCTCCAACTTCGTGTTGGCTGAGGGCGTCACGCCCAACGCAAACACGATCTCTTTCCAAGATGTGTCTGTCCAGCTTCAACAATACGGGGTGCTGTTCAAGTACTCAAGCAAAGTTGAGAATCTGTACGAAGACGACATCCCCGGAGAGATGGTCAAGCTCACAGGCGAGACCCTTGCCGAGGTGATGGAGATGGTTCGTTACGGTGTTTTGAAGGCTGGCTCCACTGTGATCTATGCAAATGGATCTACCCGGGCCGGCATCAATACCCCGATCAGCCTGAACAGCATTCGTAAAGCAGCTCGTACTCTCGAGTCCAACCGTTCGCGTCGCGTGACCAGTCGTCTGGCTCCCGGTGTCAACTTTGGTACCCGCGCGGTCCAGCCTGCATACGTCATCTTCTGCCACACTGACGCGGTCAGCGACATCCGTAATCTGCCCGGCTTCACCCGGGTTGAAGAGTACGGTTCGTTCAAGCCGATTCATGACCGCGAAGTCGGAGCATGCGAAGACTTCCGATTCATCTCCTCTCCTCTGCTCAAGTCATTTGCAGCAGCCGGTGCGGCGATTGGCTCAAGCGGCATGTTGTCGGTTGGCGGCACAAGCGTTGACGTGTACCCATTCATCATCATTGGTGAAGACTGCTGGGGTCAGGTTGCTCTTAAAGGCATGTCGGCGATCAAACCTGTGGTGCTGAAAGCTTCTCAGGTCAACCATGCCAACCCGCTTGGCCAATTCGGCTACGTTGGCGCTTCAACATACTTTGCAACTGTGCGTCTAAACGACGCATTTATGGCACGTATCGAAGCCGGCGTAACGTCTCTGTAAGGAGAACAACATGAGCAATAAAGCTTTCTACAGCATCGTTAACGAAGGGGTGCTGCTTGGCGACATGAACGGCTCAGTGCTGTCTACAACGCCAATCAGCGCTACTGGAGCAACGCTCACCTGCACGAAGGATACGCACGCGGGGCGCACGATAGTGATCAGTGCCGTGGCAGGTTGCGCAGTCACTCTGCCTGCTGCTACCGGCACGGGTTCTGTCTACCGGATCATCATCGGATCAACGATAACGTCTAACTCGACAACCATTAAAGTGGCTAACACCACCGACGTGATGTCTGGCCGGGCGTTTGTGATCAGTGATAACACGGCAGCAGTCTTGGGTTTTGCCACGGGCGCAACCAGCGACACCATCACCCTCAACGGTACAACACTTGGCGGCCTCATCGGCGATCACATCGAGATCATCGATGCGATTGCCGGCACCTTCGCCGTGCGCGTGTTTACCGCTGCGACTGGCACGGAAGCAACTCCGTTCTCAGCAACTGTCTAATATTCACAAAGGAAATTCATCATGTCTTACAACATCGAACAAGCCAATAGTGGCTACCTCTCCCTCACCGCTGCAGGCTTGGCTGAAGGCACTAACTCTGCCACTTTCAAGACTGCTAACACCTTGACTTTTACGAGCAATGGTATTTTCAAGTCTAAGGCTGCTACCGACAACTTGACCTTCACCGCAGGTACGGCCTTGGCTGCATCTCAGGCTTGCCTGTTTGCAGTGTGGATTACCGCCGCTGGCACCGTGTCGACCACTCAGGGTCCGATCAATGCCGCTGGCGATCCTTGCCCCGTGCCCGGTCAGGTTACAGCCGGTACAACTTTGGTCGGTTTGATCAAAGTGACTACCAGTTCCGCAGCTACGTTCACGCCCGGTACTACCGACCTGTCTGCCTCTGGCATCACAGGCGCGTACTCCGATTGCATGGACATGCCCGGCTCAGCCCAGTAAAGTTGCCATCCTCCTTGAAGAGGTTTGCAGGTCACCCTAGGGTGGCCTGCTTTTTGGCAAGACAGTTTTTTAACCCTGACGGAGAATAGAAGATGGCAAAAGGAATTCAAATTGTCGATGACGCTCAAATTGAAACCATAACAAAAGACATCAAGCAGCTTGTGCTTGACGAAGCTTTTATGAACGAGATGGTCACGGTGATGGTCCACTCGAGCACAGACGAGAACCAGTCTCCTCACGTAATTTTGAATTGCAATGGCACCAACCAGCCGCTGATGCGCGGAGTGCCAAGTACGATTCGACGCAAGTACGTTGAGATCTTGGCTCACATGAAAGAAACCAAGTACAGCCAAGTCACGCGCAACCCTGCAGCGCCTGACCAGATCGACATGATTGCAAGGCACGGTTTGGCTTATCCTTTTGAGATGATGGAAGACGCAAACCCTCGCGGGCGTGCTTGGCTCAATAGCGTATTGGCTGAGCCTGCGTGAACTACCTGCAGCTTGTCAACCGTGCAAGAGTGGAGTGCGGCGTCTCCGGCGCCAGCACGGCTCTTACGACCGTCCAAGGCGCGACCGGTGAGAGCGCGAGGATGGCCAACTGGATCAACAGTGCTTGGGTTGACATCCAGACGGCCAAAGAAGATTGGCAGTGGTTGCGCACATCGATCGAGTTCAACACGGTCACGCAACAGCAGTTCTACACGCCAACCCAAGCCGGCGTTGGCTCTACTTTTGCAAACTGGAAACGGGATAGCTGGCGCGCGTCTTCTGTTAACCAGAGCTACGCTGACGAGCAGTTGCTCAACTACATGGACTACACAACGTTTCGCAACCTGTACATTTACGGGAACATGCGAACGACCTATGCAAGGCCGGTGGTCATCACGATTGACCCAGACAAGAGCTTGGGTTTTGGTTCCGTTCCGGATCAGCCCTACGTCATCGTAGGCGAGTACTATGTTAAGCCAGTAGAGTTTTCTGCTGATGCTGATGAGCCTTCCATCTACTTTCCCACCCGCTTTCAAATGATGATTGTTTACCGGGCCATGATGTTCTACGGCGGTTACGAATCCGCGCCCGAGGTCTATCAGAGGGGCGAGTTTGAATTCAAGAGGTTGATGAACCGTTTGGATATCGACCAGATCCCCACCATCATCAGCGGCCCGCCCCTTGCATAGAAAGCCAAGATGCCGCTTACCACGCCAGCCGTTCAGTATGACTTGATCCGCCTCGGTGGTGGGCTGGATCAGGTCACGCCAACTTTATCCCTGCCCCCGGGCGTGGCGCGAAGGGCCGCCAACTTTGAGTGCTCGATCACCGGCGGCTACACGCGCATCACTGGATACGAGCGTTTTGATGGCCGGCCCAGCCCTTCAGCCGCGGTGTACAACATCCTTGTCTGCTCCATAACCGGGTCGGTATCTGTTGGCAACACGGTTACGGGCGCGAGCTCAGCAGCAACCGGTTACGTGATCGCGGTCACTTCAAACAATATTGTGATTACGAAGGAAGTCGGGACTTTTGTAGCTACTGAAGTTTTAAACGTGAGCGCTTCGCCAGTTGCTACGGTCACCTCGATTCAGGGGATTTCGGCTGACGGGCTTACCGATGCAACCTATAAAAACGCTGCTGCTGACATTTACCGGGCCGACATCACGACAGTGCCCGGAACCGGATCAGTCCTTGGTGTGGCTTACTACAACGGCGCCCTTTACGCTTGGCGGTTAACGTCAATGTACAAGTCAACGTCGAGCGGTTGGACCGCGGTTGCGCTTGGCAAAGAACTCTCGTTTACCGCTGCCGGCGGGTTGATTTCGGCTACCGGCACCATCACCTTGGCAACCGGAGCCGCTGGATCAATTGACACGCTGACCGTTAACGGGGTTTCAATTATCAGCGGGGCCGTGAGCTACGTCACCAGTTTGGCCGCAACGGCAACGGCACTGGCGGCCAACATCAACGCACACACATCGGTGCCAGACTACACCGCAGTCGCGGTTGGCACAACGGTCACCATCACCGCGGTTACCGCTGGCGTAGGAACAAACGGATTTGTGGTCGCGGCAACGTACACGACTCTTACCGGTAGCACGACCAACATGACAGGCGGCGCCGCTGGCAGCACTCTTGCTGACGGCATAGTGATCACAGGCGTCACATCGGGTGCAACAGCCACTGTCAGCCGAGTCGTTCTCCAATCAGGTAGTTTTGCTGCCGGCACAGCGGCAGGGCGGTTTATCTTTGCTTCGCAAACCGGAACTTTTCAATCCGAGTTTGTTAAGAACGCATCGAACGTCAACATCGCAACCATTGCCGGAAATAGCAGCAACATTACTCTTACAACGGGTGGCCGTTATGAGACTGTGGTTGCCAACTTTGGCGGCGGTACGGCCAATTACAAGCTCTACGGATGCGACGGCGTGAACCGAGCTTTTGAGTTTGATGGAACGACGTTTGTGCCGATTGCAACAGGCATGGCAGTGGACACGCCGAATCACATCGCTTTCCACAAACAACACCTGTTTTTGACCTTTGGGGCTTCGGTCCAGTTTTCGGCACTTGGGTACCCGTACCAGTGGTCGCCATTGCTTGGCGCGGGCGAGATCGCCATGAACGCGTCGGTATCCAACCTTCTGGTGCTGCCGGGAGATCAGTCCAGCGGTGCCTTGGGCATCTACACAAGAAACGACACCAGCGTTCTCTACGGTACCAGCTCTGCAAACTTCAGTTTAAGCGCGTTCAACACCGGCACCGGGGCGTACCCCTACACCGCGCAGAACATGGACCAAGCGTATGTGCTTGATGACCGGGGCATCATGAGCTTGGGCACGTCTCTGAATTTCGGCAACTTCGTGCCTGCTTCTCTCAGCATGACCATACCAAATTTTATCAACACACACAGGCAGTTGTCAGTCGGCAGCACGGTCAACCGAGATAAGGGTCAATACCGGGTATTCTTTTCCGACGGCACGGGCCTGTACCTGACGACTTTAAACGGCAGAATAATAGGCAGCATGCCTATAGAGTTTGCCAACCCAATTAACTGCTGCATCGACAGTGAAGCGCCCACGGGCGGGACTGTTCAATTCTTTGGATCAACCAACGGTTACGTGTATGAAATGGACAAGGGTACGAGCTTTGATGGAGCGGCAATTCCCGCTAACATCAACCTTGTTTACAACTCCACTAAATCGCCTCGGATTTTAAAGAGATACCGTAAAGCCAGTGTAGAGCTAACCGGGGACTCATACGCCGAGATCCAATTCGGATACGATTTGGGGTACCGTACTCTTGCCCTTGCCCAAGCTGCTGATGCCTCATACCAAAACGACCTGAGATCAAGTTATTGGGATTCGATGACTTGGGACAATTTTCTTTGGGATGGGTCAGACGTAAGCCCGTCTGAGATTGAAGTCACCGGAACTGCCGAAAACATGGCCATTCGTATTTCATCGGTCTCTGATCTTTTTGAGCCCTTTACGGTGAACAACATCATTGTTCACTACACCCAACGCAGAGGACTGAGATGAGCAACAGCTATTACAACCACACCACATACCCGACCCCCAACTCGCCGGGATCGTCAGCGACCTTGAGACTCGAGTTGGATGCGGTCACCACCGGATTTGGTCTGTTGCCCACACTGGCTTCCAATGGTTACAAGGTGGCCATGGTCAATACTGCGGGTACGGCTTTAATTGCGTCCTCTGCGTTGCAATCTCTGGCCATCACGTCTAGCACTTTGAACAGCACGCCTATTGGCGGCACAACGCCGTCCTCTGGCGCGTTTACGACCATATCTGCAAGTGGCAACATTACTGCCAACATTATTGGCAACGTGACCGGCAACTTAATTGGCAACGTGACCGGCAACTTAGTTGGCAACGTGACTTCGACTGGGTCTAACAGCTTTGCAAGTGCAACGATTTCCGGTGGCACGATTGACAACACAACACTAGGTGCTACAACGGCCAGCACCGTGCGCGGCTCAACCATCACGGCGACGGTTGGTTTTGTCGGCGGTTTAACCGGTAACGTGACGGGTAACGTAACGGGTAATTTGACAGGCAACTCTGCTGGCGTACACACAGGCGCTGTCATAGGCAACGTTACTGGAAACTTGCTTGGGGATGTGACTGGAACCGGCACCTCAACCTTTGCCGCAATCACCATGTCCGGTGCCATTGCGATGGGCACGGCAAAGATTACCGGTATGGGGAACCCAACAAACGCGCAAGACGCGGCGACTAAAACATATACCGATACCGCAGATGCTGCAAGGCTTGCCTTAGCAGGCGGCACCATGTCTGGCGCCATTGCCATGGGCACCTCAAAGATTACTGGCATGGGTGATCCGACTTTAGCTCAAGACGCAGCGACTAAAAACTATGTAGACAATTTGTCTCAAGGTTTAGACGCCAAGGCTTCTTGCCGAGTTGCGACAACGGCCGACATTACTTTAAGTGGCACTCAAACGATTGACGGCATCTCGGTCATTGCTGCAGATCGGGTTTTAGTTAAGGACCAAACTACAACGGCCAACAACGGCATTTACTTGTGCGCTTCTGGCGCGTGGACGCGCACGACTGACGCAGACACTTGGGCTGAGCTGCCTGCCGCGTTTGTGTTTGTTGAGGTTGGCACGCTTAATGCCAACAACGGTTATGTCTGTACGGTTGCAGATGGTGGGACTTTGGGTACTACGTCAATAACTTGGGTCCAATTCTCAGGCGCCGGTCAGATTACGGCCGGCTCTGGCTTAACCAAGGTTGGCAACACCTTGGACGTTGGCACAGCGTCGGCCACCCGCATTGTTGTGAACGCTAACGACATTGACCTTGCGACCACTGGTGTGAGTGCGGCAACTTACCAGTCGGTGACTGTGGACACTTACGGCCGTATCACTGCGGGAACAAACCCCACGACCCTTGCTGGCTACAACATCAGTGATGCGTACACACAAACGCAAATCAATAACGCTCTTGCTCTTAAGCTTGACTTGGCTGGCGGCACCATGTCTGGCGCCATTGCGATGGGCACCAACAAGATCACCGGCATGGGGGACCCGACAAACGCACAAGACGCCTCAACCAAAAACTACACAGACGTGTTGTTTGGCAGCACAGCGGCTGCTGCGGCCTCAGCGGCTGCTGCGGCTACAAGTGCGTCCAATGCCTTAACCAGCGAAGGAAACGCGGCTACAAGCGCTTCTGCTGCGTCTGGCAGCGCAACGGCTGCGGCAGGCAGCGCAACGGCTGCTGCTGCCAGCTACGACAGCTTCGATGACCGCTACCTAGGCCCCAAGGCCACACCGCCTACGCTTGACAACGACGGCAACGCTTTGCTGACAGGTGCTCTGTACTTTGATACGGTTGCCAACTTGATGAAGGTGTACACCGGTTCGTCTTGGGTCAATGCTGGTTCATCGGTCAACGGTACATCAGCGCGTCAGGTCTATACAGCCACCGCGTCTCAGACAACTTTTGCCATTCTCTACGACGTCGGTTACGTTGACGTTTACTTAAACGGTGTGAAGCAGCAAGACAGCGTTGACTTTGTGGCTACCAACGGCACAAGCGTGGTGTTTGGCACGGGCTTGACTTTGGGTGACATCGTTGACATTGTGGCTTACGGCTCGTTTACCCTTGCAAACGTCTTGCCGTTGTCTGGCGGCACGATGACGGGCGCCATTGTTTTTGCTGGTGGCCAGACTTTCACGGGCACGGGCACGGTGACAAGCGCAAGCGTGGTGTCGGCCAACGGCTTTGCAGGGACTGTAGCGACTGCCACATCAACCCCTGCAATCACGCTCACCACATCCATTACGGGTGTTTTAAAAGGC